CAGTTGCTGTGAGCGTTGTGACATTGGATGCCACTGCGGCAGTAGCAGTTGCAGCAGCCGAAGCCTCAGTCACAACCGAGGCAGCCACAGTATCTACATTCGCTTGTACAGCTTGCCGTGCGGTAGCTTCGGCACTATCAGCGTCAGCCCTAGCTGTTGCTTCGGTTACAACAGAGGCAGCGTTAGTTGCAACATTTGCTTGCACAGTGGTAATTAAAGACGCATTAGCTTCAGTTGCCGTGGAAGTAGCTGTAGCCAGTGATGTGACAGACGCGCTTACAGCACCCACGGTGCTAGTCAGGTCGATAACTGTTTGCTTTACCGTAGTGACACCATCTTCAGTAGCTTGAGTCTGCTGTGCATTCTGGTCAAAAGAGTTCTCTAGACGTTGTAGTTCATCATCTAGATAAATTCCCATCTCGTAGTCTTGTTGCGAAACTGCTCTTTTAGCTCCTGCACTGTTCTCTAAAACTGGTCGGGGGTGGCGCTTGTAGCCGAGAATCGGTAGCGTAGACATGCCTACCTCCTACCAGTAGTTATTACATCCAAATCGAATCCAAGAAAACTAAAGTCTTTATTATCTGGCACAGTCATTTTGTAGCTCAGATACCTTCCTGAGACCCTAGTGTCTATCTTGTAGTCAATAGCCCCATCAAAAGAAATGCTTGGGGAGTAGACTGGAGAAGACCCTAGTAAATCACTAGCACCAAAGGTGAAAGAGAATTGCTTATTGGGGTTAGTGGTGTCCACTTGGGGCAGTATCATCTTGATCACTTTGTAGCCATTGAGGGAAGACATCTGATCGAGGTCAATACCCTCCCGCTCTACATAGGGACTTTTGTTAGCTTCTGCATCAAATGGGAAAGCAAGACTACCAGTGTCACTTAAATCTAAGCCGTATAGCTTGGCTGAAGTGATTCCATCTACGCTGTTAGCCTCGCCCACAAATAGCGAGTGAAGGTCGTATCCTGCTTCCTGTGTAAAGTAAGTACCGCCTGTCTCAGTATATGAGCTTAAGGCTTGTGCATAATTTACTGAAGAACTTACAGTGCCTACAGTGGAGCTAGAGACATTAGGTAAATCCACGAACGACCAAGTTTGTTTCTTGTAGTTAAATACAGCCGCCCTATTACAGCGTGAGCCATTTAGGTATTCAGCCATATCGTCACCAGACATATAGCAAAACATCACCTCATCCAAGTCTGGATTATGGTGGGCAAAGCATCTGTCCGTCTTAGCGGTGTTTAGGCCGCCAAAGATATATTCTTTTACTCGCTCATCGCAAATAGACTGGCGGGTATGACTATCGTGTATATAGATGTCATCGTGGTCAAACACATAGTGAGTGCCATCGACCTCTAGGATACAGTTCTGGTTAATAACACCACATTCACTAAAGAGTTTTCTAAAGTTATGTATAAAGGTGCCACCTACGAACTCCATCAGCCAAACTTGATCCTTAGAGTAAACAACGAAGTTTGTCCCTAGGGTAAGGCCATCAACAATGCCTGACTGCATCTGCACCAGATCGTTAAATCCAGCCGACTTAGTGAGGTCAGAGGCATCCCATGAGTCAGGGACAGAGTTGGCCAAGGTCAAGTTGGAGTAGCGAATCCGTGTAGGGTATGTAGTGCCATTTTCGGTCAGGTTCAACGCAAGCAGGAAGTCACCATAGGAGCGCACTGATTCTGCTCTCCAATTGGAGTCCCAGTTAGGTAACGCAGCAAAGTTAGAGCCAGAGTTTGCCCTATAGACAGGCAATTGGTCGCTTCTGTTGATGTACGTCATGTCAGCCAGATTAGTCCCTGTTAGGGAGTTAGCTTTGGCTGAAGTTGCCGATAAGCTACCTTGGACACTTGATACCGTACCGTTCTGGTAAGACTTAAACTGGTAGGTGTCTGACACCATGATGACAGAGGCAAAGCCACCCCCAAATTCTCCTGGGATTGCGTAAGTAAAACGAGGGTTGAACCCTAGGCTATCTTTTACTTTACGGAACACAGGGGATCGGGCCACTCTTCCCTCATCGAACCTGACGTTCTTGCCTCTAGAGAAAGCATGTAGCGGAAGTGACGCTGGGCTTATATCAGTGATGACACCTATATCACCAACATCTCTTATCTGAGGCAATCTTGCCATGTTGTATATCCTCTCTTTTTGCCCCTTCATTACCCGGAACAGGTTCGGTATTAGTTAAGCTGTGCGCTTCCACATGTAGACTGTAAGGAAAGGCTGCACGATGGTATGGGCTTGCCCACCACCAGTATTATCTCCTGCCACTGAGGCCGTAGGCTCTCCTGGCACTGTACCCGCTGGGTGACTAGTGACACCTGTGTCATCTACTTCTTGGTAGGTCACAGTGTGGCTGTGGGCAGGGAGTTCACTGACTGTCAGGGTGTGCGTCTTAGAGCCGCCAGTACCCTCTACAGTATCAAAATCGACATCATCAGGATCAAGTCCTACAAGCACCCTACCAGCCGCCATAGCAGCCCATGTGCCACCAAAGTGAGTCGCGGGACTCGTAGCTACCACTGAGGTATAGATGCTACCTACAGGGTATACAGACAGCAGTGTGGCCGTGGTAGAGGCAGCAGCGGCACCTAGTAGAGTCAACAATGCTGCACCAGTAATGCCACTGGCTAGACTAGGGTTAGTACCGTCAGTAGTAATAGCCGCATCCGCAGCACCTATGAGGGTCTTTATTTCTGGCCCTGAGATGCCTGTAGCGAGACTGGGGGTGGAACCATCGGAGGTTATAGCCGACACAGGCTCCGCTATCTTAGCGTTGATCACTGTGTGAGTAGCCGTAACAGGCCCAGCAATGGCTGGGAACGTCTGCTTCAAAACAAGCTTTAAAAGTCTAAGGTGGTCATCAGCCTGCGCTAGGGCATCAGTGGCAGCAGGGTTTGACGCATTTAAGCTATTAATGTAATTACCAGTTTCAAGTGCCATCTGGGGTAGTCCTATTCGTGTTCATTGACGGTTATCCAAAGCTCATGTGTGAGAAAAGCCAACCTTATGTGCCTAACTTTGCCACCGTAGTTGTCAATGTTGATCTCAAACTCAGGCAGCAAGTGAAAATAACCGAATGCCTTAAAGTCATTCCTCAAGGTAAATTTCATGGGGCTAGTACAACGCGACTATGCCAGCGGCTGTAGTGCCTGTGGACTTGATGATGCTAGGGCGTATCGCTAGGGGTACACCTTTGGCAAGGTAAAACGTAGCAGTAACACCATCGTCACCTATAACAGCCACATTACCTGCTGTGGTGGAAGCCACAATCCCTTTAGGGAGTAACGCTAGATGATTGGTGTCATGGGGGGTCACTGGGGCGAATCGCTTTGAGGGGGACTCTACGCCATGGTAATGGGTTGCATATGGATCAGACATTAGTGATGTCTCCTACAAGTTATATGGGATTAATCGTTAGTGTTTCTCTGGGTCGGCCCTGCTTAACAAAGCCTAATAACAACAACAACAACGCGGGGGTTTAACGGAATTTTTGAATCGCAAATACATTGGACCCATTGGGGTCGTTTTAGGCTCAGGGACGTTAAATTTATAGAATCTCAGGCTAAGTCGTTGATATATATAGGTTTCTTATGCAAAGGATAGTTGATCCCTTGCTGACCTTGGACGCTGTTGCGCTGTGGAAAATTAGTTGGGACGAGGCCGATATTATTAGTTACAAATCGGGTGCCTGGTCGCCAAAAGGTAACCATGGTTATACCCTTGCAACCTATTAGTGGAAGCCGAACCAAGCCCTTTCCTTTCACCTTACTACCAAACTAAGGTGGCCACCTTTGCCCCTTGCCCTAAGTCCTTAGTTGCAGCCTATTGGTTATTGACTATAAAGGTATGGATAAGGGTAAACCTTAGCCAACCTTAGCCAACCTTAGCCAACCTAAGCCCCTAAACACTGGTGACACTCTGAGCATGCTCTAGGCTAAGTTAAGCTGCTCCAGAGTGCCACCAAGGCGCTGCGAGTGTGCGCGGCGGTGAATACCTACTGCCTTATCATTTAGGTAGACACAAACAAAACTACCACAAAAGCCCTATTTCTCAGCATAATCCACTGTTTGTTAGTTTATTTGCCTATTTGCTATCTTATTGTCTATATAAGCGTTGCTTTACTATCATATTGTTAGTAAATTAGTACCTCATTCAGTTATTAGGTACTTATCACATGAAATATATCCAAAACGATTACGAGTTACAGCAATTAGCTTTAAGCATTGCTCTCCAAGCCATTGAGGAAGTTAAGAACCACGGTGGCGATCATTACGAATTCATAGATCAGGCTGCTGCTAGTAGTGAGCATGCCATCTACACCTATAAAGCAATCATGCTATGCGCTAACTGCTGCACTGACGATGCCGAGGCAATGTTAGACGATAACGGATCCGAGCGTTTCGAATCATTCGCCCATCATGCGAGCGTATTGGCTGAACTTACCATTCAAAATGCAGCCGTCCAAGCACTCTACGATTTGCGCGCAAAGGAGGTGAAATGATGAGCAACTTACAGACTACTTATACCAGCACCAAAGAAACCAAGCGCGGCCTGCGTATTTGGATTGAAGGTCAGAAACTTGGCCTTGTTGGCTTTGAGCCGGAGGCGCTGTACAGCGTCCTTTATGATGGCATAGCCAAGCTAATCAGCCTGCACCTAGACCCAACCAATGGTGCCAAGCGCGTCACCAAAGCAACCCGCAACGGTAAGGCGCGGCCAATCATTGACCTCCAATCTAATATGGTCAGCTCAGTCTTCGATGCTGGCGAGCGCCTGCGGGTAACCTTTACCGATGGCCTCATTATTATCGAGCAGCACCACGAAGTGAGCAGCCAAGAGCAGCGCGAGCAGCGATTCACTGAGCGCAGCCAATCAGGCGGCCAGCTTCTAGAGGCCAGCATGTTTACGGGTGGCGGCATTAGCACCGAAGCAATAGCCCAAGCCATCACAGAGTCCGGCTTCAATAGCCGAGTATCTTGGTGCTGTGAAATGGAGGCCAAATATATCGAATCGGCTGGCGAGAATTGCATGGCCATCGATGACGATACGGCTTTTCTAGTTGGCATGGCCGAAGAAATAGAGCCGCACCTATTCACCGAGGTAGACGTTTTGAGCTTCTCAATGCCCTGCGCTGGCTTCTCTAAAGCAGGCAAGTCCAAGCACAAGCAAACCAGCGAGAACCACAGCGGCACTGCTTTATTTGGCGTAATCAATGCGATCAAAGCAGCCAACCCTAGCATCCTAATATCTGAGAATGTCACCGAGGCGATGGACTCGCCAATCTATCAACTACTAACTAGCGAGCTTAGGCGCACCGGATACAAGGTATTCGAGCAGGTTCTCAACCAAAGCCACACCGGCACCATTGAGAACCGTGCGCGCTATTGGATGGTGGCTATATCGGAGGGCATCGCACCGGAGCAAATGGATTTGCTGGCGCTGCCTGAGATCGCCCAAGACCGCCCAAGCATAGCCAGCATACTAGAGGCTAATCCAAGCGAGCCATTTGCCGCCAATGACTACTTGGCTGAAAAGGCCGTTCGCGACCTAGCAGCAGGCAAAGGGTTCAAGCGCCAGCTAATTGATGGCTCCGAAGATCGCTGTGGCACCATTGGCCGCTTTTACGCCAAGAAGCGCAGCACCGAGCCATTCGTAGTAAATGCCGAGGGTCTGGAGCGCCTATTCACGCCCCTAGAACATGCCCGCGTCAAATCCATACCGGAACATCTAATTGCGTCTGGCATCAGCAAGACCACCGCCCATGAAATCCTAGGGCAATCAGTGGACTACCGCCAGCCTCTAAAATTGGGCTTGGCACTTTTTGCATCAATTAAAACAGGAGTAGCAGCATGATCACAATACTAGGAAGCACCACAAGGCTAACCGAAGCAAATTACGAGTATTTACAGGCCATGATCGATTATTCGATGGATGAGATTGGCAGGGACTTGGACGAGGATCAATTATCTACCAGAGGGGCTATAGCCTTATCTGCGGAGTTGAGCCGCCTTAACAAAATCAGGCAGCAATTAGCTTTAAATGAAATGCTTTTGGATGAGATTGCCATGGGCTTTGACGATGAGGGGTCAGCAGCATGATTAAATTAAAAGTAGGTAGAGACACCTTGAGCATTAGCCCTAGAGAGCAGCGGGGATTAACCGCAATAATGTTGTCTGGCTATGCCCTAATGCGCTCAGACATTTGGGAGGGACGCAACAGCGGGAAGAGTCCAATGCTAGACCTAAAGTCTAGGGATTCGATGGCTGCGCTGGGTGTAACCGAAGTGTACCGCGACAGTTACACCGCACACAGCAAACGCGCAGCCGCATTCTTTAAGCGCCACCCGCGCTGCCAATCTGTACTTGAGGGCAACCCAAGACGCATCAAAGCAATCTTAACCAAATTAACGGAGTTACAAAAATGAATAAATTAACTCAATATCCAATAGTGCTAGACGCGCCTAATTACATAGAATTGGCCACAGACTTGGCTGGCACTTGGTTAGAAAATACTTACCTCGACCCAATTTGGGAAACTGATAGCGAGGGCAACCAAAGCTACACGGTGGAAGCTCAAGATGTTTTTAACTATTGGCTGGAGCAAATCGAATCGATTTTACATTCTAATAGGATTTTCAAGGATGGCGATGGCCGCCTAGGGGGTGACTTGTGAATAGTCCACAGTTTGACCTCAGCGAATCT